GCGGTTAAGCTAACTGACCAAAATGCAGTAACCATTTCAAACACGGCGTTACCCGCAATTGTTTGTCGTCTAGTTGAATACGGTTCGTCTACACCGTTCTTTCTAATCCAAAAGTAAACGTTCTTTTTGGCTGAACTTGAAGCAACAACCTCATAACTCGCGGAAACGTCATACAATCCAGATATTTCACAAGTTATTCTACTGTCAGCAATGCCTGTTAAATTCCACCCTCTTGTTTTAACTATCGTGTCAATAGGTATATTATTTGGAGAATTTATGGTTGGTGCTGAATGGTCGCCAGTGTTGAGGAATGTACCATAACTTAATCTTGGTGAGAATTTAGGACGAACTAATAATATACCATCAGTGACGTGTTTATATGTCACTACCGCGACAGAAATAACAAGATCAGGCGCTGTTGGTTTAAATTTTGTCATTTTACCAGCAAGAGTTGGGTGAACCCACAATATGTCACCAATTTCCCACGTTTCACTAACATTTGATCCAGTTGTATTTACTTCGCGAACATTACCGATAGTTGTAGCGCGCCCTGTTGAACCATCTGCAATATTTGATGTTACTACACCAATCATAAAAATTGGTGGTTGATTATCGTCTGCTGTCATTAAAGTTCCAAGCGGAACACCAAGTGTGGGAGCATCTTCGTCAACACCACCAAATGTAACAACTTCGCCATCTAAAAGTGGTACACCGCTGTCGTTATGTATAAGAACATGCGTTTCCAAACCTGTTTGCAGAGTTGTACCATCAGCGTGGTCGATATTCAAACAATCTTCAGCCGCATTCCAAGATAACGTTCCTGGGACTCTAGTAATATCTGGTCCAGCAGTGTTAATCTTTAGTGTTTTTATTGGACCTAAGTCTTCAGTAAATTGAACTTTTTTGGTAGCAGCATCATATTCTAAAACAAAGTTATCATTATTAGGTATTAAAGTAGATCTATTAACATCATCTAATTTACGAAAGTTTACTTCACCACCGCCACCAACGGTTGATAGTTGAGTTTGGATACGCTGTATCAGCAATTTATAATGATCGTTCATTTGTTCTTGAGTAACAAAATTAGTATTTCTTAAAGGATCATTCCATCGCTGAGCTTCAATATCTTGAGGCGCAGCTGGAATATTATTAGATGAATTGCTTTTGCTTAGTAGATCCGCAGTCATTTGAACAATATCTTTTTCAGATAATTGTTTTATTTCTGCTTCAACACTTTCTTCAATTACTTCTTTTGGAACGTATTTTGGCGCGGCTTCTATTAATAACGCTTTAAGCTGCTCAATAGCACTTATTTCTTCGACGATAGGTTCTGGTTCAATTTCAAAATTACCTTCGTTTGCCTGTTTCATAAGCTTTTTAAAATCATCTAAAGCGCTCATTACTTGTCCCACCCTTTAATGTATTTGTCGTTAAAGTTAGCGTTACTAAAATTAAGCCGGTCAACAAGTTTAACTGCCGATTTTCCCATATGATCAATAGCAACAAAACCTTCTTGGCCTGTTACTTCAAGTCCATCAGCTGTTCTAAGTAATGTAGTTAAACCACCAGCTTTGTCTAATTTCTTTATGATTAGAAGCTTTGCGTCTATAAGTAAGTTATATAAATCAAACATAGCAACCAATTCTGATGTTGGTGTTCTCTTAAAGTATTCTAATGTTAAATCTTTTTTAACTCGTTGAGCTCTTTTACCTTTATCGGTTTTTCGTTTGGCAGCTTCTTTTTCGTATATATCGTCAATGTATTTTTCTAAATCTTTTACGAATATGCGAGTGTTACGTATCTTTTCACCGGCTCTAATTTTAGTATTAACAAAAGTTTTTGTTCTCATTAGAGTATCTGGATTATTAGCTACGCCGTTCAGTGTTGCTGGTTTTATTTTTTGAAATAAAGTTCCTGCAGCTGACAATACTTTATTAACCTTTTCAGTCTCTGCAGCCGTCATAGTTGCTGTTCCTGAAACATCTCTATATACTGCGTCTACCGACCAGCACGTTTTTGTTTTTTTGAGGCCACTTGCGATCTCCTCTCCAAAACTTGCAGACATTTCTTCAAAGCTACTTCCTCTGTATACTGTATGCCAGACCACTCCGATTTTGGATCTTTGAATTTCTTGACCGAGTTTTGATGATTGAGGTACCGCGTATACGATCGTATTAGGGTGGAAAGTAATATGCGGTTCACCTTTAATGTCCAATATTTTGAGATCTTTTTTATCATATAGAAAATCACCTTGTACTACACCTTTGATACCAAGTTTTGGAAACTCCTCTAAGGCTAGTTTTAATTTCACTGCTAAATCGCCAGAGGTGTCTGCATCGACCTCGGCTGCTGTTTTATATACTTTAGGGTTCTTATTAAAAATACCCTTTTTAGCAACAAAGAATTTTTTGTCACTTGGATCAATACCCGCAAATATCGCAGGTGCTCCATCCCATTTAACTGATACGTTAACTTTTGATTTTGAACTACCTTGTAGCATATCTCTTAAAGCCCGCAGGAAATCAATAGCAGAACGTGTGCCATTAACACCAAGATTTAAAATCGAGTCCTCAAGATGCTCCATATGAACATTCTTTTCTTCGGTAATATAGTTTTTAAAACTTAACATTTATTTAAATCCAAACTGTTGTAAACCTGCAGTGTCAACTTTAGCAACTTCAAATTGGAAAAATGACATTAGTGCTTCATATCCTAACTTGGCAATTTGCTTAACCTTTTTGATTACTTTGTAATATAATTTAGATAACCATGTTTTAAGTTTGCTAAATAATCCTGCTTCAGTTAAAACATCTTCAGTTAATAGTGAGTTAGTAAACTTTGCTTGTTCTCTTAACATCATTGTTTCAAACGTATCAAATGTGCTTTTACTCTCTGCTACCGTTAATCTAAATGATCCAACCGTTGACGACGTACCTTGTGCTGATACTTTAGAACCCGTCGCCGTTTTTGGAGATATTCTAACTGTAACCTTTTTTGCTAGTTTATCAATAAACGGTGCAGGTTGGTTATGTCCTAATGATAATTGAACAATGTTATTCTTAGTTCCAAACTCAGGATCAAACTCTACCATCCAATTAGAGTTAGCATGTTTGTCAGGAGCAAATTTAAAATCGCCAGTTGCTGCCTCATACACAAAGTATCTTCTAAACTCTGTATTGGCCTCAAAGAATTCTCTAAACACTGGATTAAGCTCTTGCATAGAGGCTTTCCAATCAACAATCTCAGCTTGCTTAGCAGCATATTCTTTTGGATTAAACTTAATGTCCATCACTTTGCCACTTGCCTGCTTTGCCCTAACACCTTTAGGAATAGACTTACCTTTGATTGAATTAATAATTGTATTAACATTTCCGGGTACCGTAATCTTTTTCAGGACCGGATCTAATTGTTTTATTAATTTATCAATTTCTTTAGGAGCTTTATCGCCCATGCTATCCATTGCTGCGTAGAAAGTAGAAATTGTTTCCTCCTTATATCCAGACATAACTTGCGAACCACCCTTTTGTTTAAGTGATATGTTAATGCCGTCTGTAGAATATAAGTCAGTTTTTGGAGTACCGTTAGATCCTAACCATTTTGGATTTAGCTGTCCTGCGCCAGATCCAAAATGAATTAGAGAGTTTGGAGAAGCCTTGGTTGTTTTTCTAATATCATCTGCAATAGTTTGAGCAATTTTTTCGCCTGATTGATACACAGTTTGTTTTAAACCGTATGTATCTTTGGCTTTGTCCCAACCACCATTGAAAGCTACAACGATAACCGCTTCCATGTCAGTGGCGCTTACTTTGTTTTTCGATGCACCACCGCGTTTTTGTTCAGTGATATAGTGCTTAAAACGTTTCATAGTTAACTCCGTAGTGCCTTGTTTAGAACTATTTATAATATTTAACTACATCAATTCGCCAGCGCTAAACAGATCTTTCTTGTTAACTTTACCAATTTGGCCTTTGTCAAATACTGGAGCATCATCACCAAAAGACACAGATGGTCTTGGCTGAGAATTAGCAACTGATTGACCTTGTGTAATCCCACGTTGTGCAGTATCCTCAAGATCATAGATTTGCATCTTAGCTCTGTCAATACCAACAACAAACCTACGATAATTACTCAAGTCACCCCAACGATTTTTCAATTGCTTGATCATCAACTGACCAAGGCCATCAAGTTCTTCAGATGTAATCAAACCAAGGATACAATCCGCGGTGTGAGTAATACCCATTGACTCGGACGTATTTGTTAGATCAACATCAGTGTTACCATAGCCATCTCTATTGAACTGAGACGATGTAATAACAGCACAATTATATTCCATGGCAAGGCCGCGGATTTCTTCAGCGATTGATTTAACTAACGTATATGAATTAGCAGCCGCGGCACCTTTAATACGAGATGATGCACAGATGTTTAAATAGTCAATCATAATAATATCTGGTTTAAAATTACGTTTCATACGCAACTCTGTTAACAGATGTCTGAAGTGACCAGAGTGAGCTGAACCTGTTGGATATTCTTTAACAACTAGCTTACCTGTGGTTTTACCTTTGATGCGTTCCATACGCTTTTCATATACATCACGCGGCATTTCTGATACTTCATCAATAGTGACGCCCATCATATTAGCGTCAATACGTTCAGAGATACGTTCCTCTGCCATTTCCATTGTAATGTACAAAACATTTTTACCAGCAAGTAATGCCGAAGCAGCACAGTGACATTTAACGAGCGATTTACCACCGCCGGTTGTAGCCAATAGAACTGTCATAGATTTACGTGGTAATCCACCTTTAGTAATTTTGTTGAGCAATTCAATATCAAAAGGAATGCGCTCTTCTTTACGGTGATAGAAATCATAACGTGATTCATAATCTTCAAGGTAATCGTGACCAACCGAACTATCAAAGCTAATACTCAAAGAGTCTTGTAGCAATGCAGGTAAGGCATCTTTACCTAGTTCTTGTTCAGAACCATCAACAACTAAAATGGCTTTACGAATTGCGTTGTACAAATCGCGATCTTGACAAAACTTTTCAGTCTCTTTAACAAGCCATTCTTGGTCTGTATCAGCATCACGTTTAAGTGTATCAACCGCCGCCATTACTTGTTGGTAACTAGTTTCATTCATATCTTTGCGTTTGTCAAGCGTAAGTTTAAGAACCTCTACTGACGGAGGATCTCTGTATTCTTCAACATAACTTGAATATGTTTCAAAGATTTTCTTGTGGTTGTTGTCCTCAAAATAATCCGATTTAATATACGGATATACTTTTCTGAAGTAATCTTCGTTAAAGACTAAGTTTGATAATACGGTGTTTTCTATCATTACAATTTCCAGTGGCTGAGTTGAATATGGCAGCCCAGTAATTTGAGCTGCCATACTTTTATAATATTACACTTTGCTGACAATGTCAACTAGTTTTTTACTCTACGAAGTCTTCATCGTGATCGTCAATAACATCATCAATAACATCAGTGATATCTTTGTCCTCGCGCATAATAGCACCTGATGCACCGATAGTAAATGAGTCTTTAATGTATTGACTGAGATTTGTTTTCTCAAACATCATTAGCCAAAACTCTTTATTATCGTTTACTTCTTTTGCTCTCATTAGCTTTTCAGAAATAACTTCGCCTGTTTCTGGATTGATAGCTTCATACCAACCAACTTTTGGTTTGCGCAAATAGCCACCTTTTTCAGCCACATCCATTAGACCTGACCACTTGATAATACCACCTTCATAACTTACACTAATTGGAATTTTTGATTTTTCGCGTACATAACGTGATTTCTCAATATTAATAACAAAGTGATAACCTTTGATTTCAGTACCAACCTTATCTTGTTGGCGACCAATAATCCAAATAGAATCGGCTGAATAATAAATCCCTGTACCACCAGAAACAATAGCCTTAGGAAACAATCCAATTTCTTGGTAGGTGTGGTTCACCGCAATCAATGGAATATCTTTAAGGTTAAGGTGTGGTGTTACAATACGGAACAACGATTTGAGTGCTTTTGCTCGAGACATATCTGCGACTGACTTGCCGTCAAGCGCGTCAACAACCTCTTTCTTAGATGCAAGGTTACCAACTGAGTCAATGATAATAATGACCTTATCGCCTTTATTAACTTGGTCAAGTTGGTGTGCAATATCAAACTTAAGTTCTTCTACATTGGTAATAGGTGTGTGTACTACACGATCCATATCAATACCAAACGACTCGAAGTAAGCCTGAGGAGTACCAAACTCTGCATCATAAAACAATAACACTGCGTCTTTGTTGCGTTGCATATAAGCACCAGCCATCAACAATGCGAATGCTGATTTAAAGTGTTTAGATGGACCGGCTAATACCAAAAGCCCAGGAGTTAAACCACCATCAATTCGACCTGATAGTGCAACGTTAACCATTGGAACTGGTGTAGGCGCCATATCTTTTTTACCGTAGACTTTGGATTCCAATAGTGGAGCCGTCATTTTGATTGTACTGTTTTTTACTAATTTATCTAATAGGCTCATAATTAATTTCCCTCTACGATTGACTTCAGTTTACCTTTATAGGCCTCAATCTTAGCTACGCGATCAGGCCAATATATTGTTGATTTTTCACTATTCTTACATAGATTATCTAAGAATGGTGTTACTGATTTAAACAGAAGTTCTAAACGGTATTCAAGATCGTCAGCAGCGAGTTTGGCATCAGTTAGTTGGTCTTCTAACGTTTGCTTCTCGTTGCTAACTTTTTGAATGGTAGCCTTGGTTTCAGCCTCTTTTTCTTGAAGCTCTTCATCGATGAAGCTGAAACCAAAGTCAAAATCTAAAACCTCTTCATAGGTTTTATTAGCCATTCGCTAGTTCCTTAAAGATTGATAGATCGTCATCGTCGTCATCCATTGACATACCCTGTGAACCACCTGTTTCAGGCATTGCTTCTTTCAAGGTTGGCTCAGGAGCTGACTTACTGCTGTTGCCAAAGCTGCTCAAATCCAAATCATCATCTTGCTCAGCAGTTGCTGGAATATTGGCTTCTTCACCAAGTGCAAGTACACGGTATAGTTTTGTTTTCAATTCAGCATATGATTTAAAGTTCTTTGGATCAACCAATTCTTGCAGCTTGTGCTGTTGATTCCATAGACCTTCAATTACTGAGTCGTCATCTGCAATTGCTGATGGTTGGTCAAACTCAGATTTGTCATAGTTAGGATATCCTTCAAACTTGCGGATTTTCAAGCGGAAGTTTGCGCCTTCCCAGAAGTCAAACGGATTTACCGGACGTTCGTCTTCAAACGTTGGGTTCATCAAATCGTTCAGCTTGTCAAAGATCTTTTTACCAAACTGGTACATAAAGACTTTGCCATCATTTTCAGGGTTTGCGCCGTCTTTAACAACAAGAATATTAGCGACATACTTCAGGCGACGCTTTTGTTTGCGAGCCAACTCTTTATCAGACTCGAGACCAGAGTTCCACAATTTGGAATTAAACTCAGATACCGGATCATCTTGGTTAACTGTAGTGAGGGAGTTTTCAATGTACCACAAGCCTGTTGGCCCTTGGAAACCATGATCCCAAATACGAACAAAAGGCATTTCTTCACCTTGAGCTGCTGGAAGGAAACGAATGATAGCAAAACCGTTACCCGCTTTGTCGCGCGTCGGCTTCCACATTTTACCTTCGTTGGGATCTGAATAGCTCTTAGTTTGAATTTTCTCGAGCTGTGAGTTCAATTTTGTTAGAGAAGCTGAACGATTCTTCTTGAGTGCATTAAAATCCATTGTCATGGTTGTATCTCCTAATTTTGCTTTATATAGCGATTGTTTATATTGCGATGTATGTGTGGATATGTCCACCATCTATTTATATCAGAAAAAGTGTTCACGAATAATATTTTTAAACTTTTTCTGTTCGATTTCTAAGAAAGGATAGTACTTCCTAGATAACCTTATTATATCACTTGCTACGATTTTGTCAACTACTTTTTTGTCCCAATACTCAAATATATTTGCTGAGTGAGTTAAGATAGTAAACGTTTCAAGTGTTATCTGTTTTTGAAGATATAGAGTCATAATGGCAGGATGCTGTCCATTTACTGTAATAAAGTTATCCTGATATTCTGCTCTAAGTTTATTAAGATCGTCTTTAACTACGCGAGTTAATGAATCGCGTTTTTTTGTCCAATCAATATAACGATCTTCTCCTTCTTGCTCAACGACTTCTCTAATCCAAACATTAGGCTTAACAATCATGTTAGCCATTAACAGTTTTTCAGGATCTTCCTTTTGAGCAAGTTTATGAAAAAAGAAAACGTCGTTACGAGTACGGTATGTCTCAAACTTCGCTCTAATTTTTCCTCTGTACTTATGATAATCATATCCGTCTGTAGTAAAATGCTTCTTCATAGCAAGGTACTTTACATAACAGTTAAATGATTCCTCATTCGCAAAGCTCTGTGATGTCTTGATCATCTTTAATCACCATTTTCATTTTCACTGCTTCAGTCCTAACTTTTTCTTTAAGGATAGAAGACTTTTTGACAATATCGGCAACTGCCTCTATTTCCAATCCATTTTTACGCGCGTATTCAACTAACGCGTCAATATAATTAACTCCATTCAATAACATACTAGAAATCTCGTGGTGTACTTTTTCTGGTGTACGTGGATTAATAGTTTTTTCATTTGGATCTATGATCGCGATGGTTCTGTCCATGTTAGCCATTAAGAGTTTTTACCCCACTAAGCCAGTTTTGCGCAGCACTTTCAGCCCACGAAATTGACTTACCTTGGTAAATTTCTTCTTGGATAAATTCTTCGTTAATATAAAATCTGCAGCCACACCCGTCTTCTGTTTTAAAATACTCAGCTTTGAGTGTTTGGCCTGCCTTTTCAATAATAATCTGTTCTCCTGCCATTTTACTTTCCTTAACGTTTGTTGTTGCCTTAACAGAACCACAATTTCCACAATATGTAACACGAACTTTAAAGTAGTGTTTTCCTAATTGTATGTATTCAGTTCCACGATTAATTACTACTGTATCACAACATCCATATGGTGTCAACGGTTAATTTCCTTAAACAACACATTGTTTACATATTCTTCTTTATCTTCCTCTGATATTCCCATTGCTAGGATTGATCTATGAAGATGCGGATTTTTCTTTTGATTAAAACAATATTTGTTTAATAAAGGTGATGTATCACGATCTGACTCATATGCCATATCATCTAGGTTATCTAAATAATAATCAACAAGATCGGATGTTACAGCGATGAATTGGTCAAGTTCTTTATCAGTATTAATATTGCCGACAGCAATCATTGATTCTGAAAATATTTCCTTTGCCCATTCCGGTAGTTCTCTTGGTTTATTCCATTCTAAGTCTTTAACCTTATCAGCCATGTAAGTACTATATGGATGTTCAACACCGCGCAGCGGAGAGAAATCCATAAACGAACCGGTAATCTTTTTTGGACCAGCAACAATATCAAACCCTAAGATTGGTAATTCTAAACCAGCCTTAGGGAAAACATTAACGTGCATTAGCCAAAGACCTTTACCGTCTGCTGGTACAATAGTCTTTAAGTGAGCTTTATCTACTTGGTCTGAATGCCAGAACCTATCGTCCCAATCTTTAAAATGAAGATCGTTCATAGCAGGATCGTCGTATTCAGTAAAGTTATCTTGAAACTTGCCACGAATGTGCGCAGCGTAATCGTTTAATCTATCCCATAGTTGATGCGTCATTTTTTTCTACGTTCTCTTCGGAGTCTTGCAAATTCATTTAATAGGCGTGTTTCTCTAATAGCTTTCATAATACCTCGACGCTTCCTTGCTGCGACATCTTTGGCAATTCGCTCAGCCTTTGGCTTCGGTTTAAGGTCAACTGTTTCTAATGCGTCATCTTGCATATTAAATCTCCTTTTATGTATCTTATATTAGTATTCTATCCTATAAACGCATATATGTCAATAGTTATTTAGATAACTCATCAAATAGCTCTGATGCGAAACTAAAGCAACGTTTAGCTTCAACCTCCATGCCGTCATGCAACAGTGTTCTAAATTCTTCAATCATAACTTTCGTATCACCTTCAAATTCGTACATTTCGCCTTTGCCGGGTGTCTTAGCTTTAATGATTTGTCCACCATGTAATTCGCCAAAGTGTCTCACATACATATGCGCTAATAGACCTTCGTTATCATCAGCCTCAGCTAAGGTGTGCATATGGTTAATACATCTTCCTACTGATTCTGGGTAATGGTCAATATCTTCAAATCCATAGATTTCGCCAAGTTCTTCAATATCCTGTAGGATACGTGGCGCGCGTAGGATGTTCTGTAGGTGTGGTGGAATGATTACGAGCTTTTCTAATACTTCGTATACTAAATATTGGCAATTAAGAAACTTATAATAAACGAAAGGATCTATTCCTCCGCTAATTAATTGCTTTGCAAATTTTCTACGCTCAGCTGCTTGGTGGTGTGCCCATGTGAGCTGCTTCAATTTATTCGTCATAATAATCTCCGTAGGTTTATGGTAGTTCGTCCGTCTGGGTAAATCTATTTATAAACATTTGCCAAATAAAAAAGAGGAGCCGAAGCTCCCCTTAGTACTCGTTAATTTATTAATAGATTAGAAGCTGAAGCTAAGTTCAACTGATGGTGCATAAGCTTCTGTATCGAAGTTATAGTTAACACCACTATCAATATTCATACCGCCAAAGTTTGTTGCCATGCTAGCACCAATGTCTTTGGTCATATCGTTTTGGTCACCAGCAAGATAGCCGGTTACACCATAAACTGTTGCATCAGCTTCAAAGCCAACTGTTTCACTTACTGAGCCATATGATACTGCACCACCAAGACGAACGTTGTCAAGAATTTTTGCTGTATCTGCACGACCTGCGACGATCCATGCTTCTGTGTTCAAGTTGTAATCGCCAACTGCTTCAATGTTAGCAATACCTAATGGAATACCATATGCGCCTTGCAAATTTGTGATGTCTGTTAGATCATCCATGTTTAAGCCGACTGCTATTGTTGCACCTAGTGCTGACACTTGGACACTTTCGTCCATTTCAACTTCTTCAATAGTTGAACCTTTTTCAGTACCAATCCAGATATTATCTTGGTCACCAAAAGATACAGAAGCTACACCTAAATCAGTACCTACTGAATATTCGTCAAGTGTTACTTTATTATCTGTGCCGTCTACAACAAACGAAAGGCTACCAAAAGCTGGTGTTGATGTTCCGTTTACGCCGAGGTCAAAAGATGATGTTGCACCCCAATTGCCTGCAGCATTTTCTGCGATTACTGTTGAAATTTTACCAGTCATATCAATAGGTGCTTCTGGTGTTACTTCTTGAGCAACTGATGCTCCAGCAAATACAGTCAAAGCTGTTGTTAATAAGAATTTACTCATGTCTTTTTTCCCTTTAAATTAATTAATGTGCCACTTTTCTGTTGCTAAGTAAGTGGCCAACTCCCTGTGATTATGCTGCTAGAGCAAATCCAGATGGTGCGAAATTTTCATTTGCATTTAGTTTAGTTGATCTATACGCGATCATCCGGTGAACTCCACTCTGCTATCCTGTCAGTCGATCCTAGTTCAGCCCCATCAAAGATACACTATAGTTTTTTTCACGAACGAACAAGGGATGCATATTGTCTCGGGAGCCAACCACGGCTGTTTTGTTAATAGTGTATCTTTGGTGGAGCTGCGCGGTACTGCCCCGCGGTCCTGTCCGTATTCACGTCACTTCAACGCTCACTAGTTATATATAATACATATGGTGCAAAATGTCAATAGCTTTCCATTTTAATAAAAATACTGTTACTATTTTGTTACAGCCATTATAACAACCATTGTATTATTGTTTAGTAGATAAATCTATTATATATGGTTATCAAACAATGTCAACGGTTAATTATAAATAATGCTGTGAGGTAATATATTATGACAGACTTTAATGTCTTTAAAGAGAAATGGATTAATCATTGCATTAACGTGGTTGAGGATAAACATCAATGTCCTTTCGCCAAGCATGCTAGAGTTAATAATCAAATACAATTTATAGACGGCTCGCAGGATTTGTTCTTTGCTATTGAACAATATACTGGTGATAAAGAAGTAGGTGTTATTTGGTTAGGCAACCTTATTACGGATAATCACAGAAAAATAGTAAGACAACTATCAGAAGAAAATCCTCACATAATTTATTTTTTAACTGATAGAATTTTAAGTAATGTAATTATTACACATGACTATGAAAACTTTGTTGATAAAAGGACACGGCTGCTTTTAACTGGTAATTACTATAATGCAAGAGAAATATATCCTGTTACCAAGACAAAGTCTCAAATGATTGGAACGGCTGATATGCCAAAGGCATTTGATCGCTATTGTCGAGAGTCTGGATCAGTTTTAGATATAGGTGGTAATGCAGGAAATCTATTAAGAAGCAGAGAGATTGATAAGTATACGTCGCTTGATGTATCTTTAAAATCTATTCAATATGGAAGAATGTGGTTTCCAAATGGTAACTTTTATTATCATAACAAGTTCAACTGGTTTTACAATATAACTGGCAATAGAGACGAGCCATTTCCTGATATAGAATTACACGATTATATTTTTATTAATAGTGTGTTTACATCGTGTGACTATAGCGAGATGTTAGAAACCCTACAATGGTGTATTAAACGATTTAATAAAAAGATTGTGTTTAATATATGGAACATTAAAAATACGGAATTACTGGATGCCTTTGATAAACGACATGACCTTAACATACGTGACTTAACTAATGTTAAAATGTTATATCTGTTTAAAAATGGTAACACGGTTATTGATGCGAGAGATCAAGATTACTTCGAGGCCGATGAACAGAAATGCAATATGTTTGCCTCGTTCTATGATATCGCATATATAAAAGAAAGGTTAGAAAGTTCTTTGGGTGTGAATATAACATCGTACAATCCGTGTGAGATTGATAAGAACTTTACTACATTTACTATAGGAGATACATTATGAAGTGGGATGAAAACGCACAGGCTATGACACGTTTAAGTATGATGTCTGATTGGCAAGAGTTTGAAGGTTTCAACTCTAATAAAATGCTTAAAGAAATTGAACCATTCAAAGATCAGTGGAAACGATATAATCCAAACAAACCTAATAACAGGTGGGGACTTAGTATCACAAGTATGGATGGCGGCTTAAGCGGTGTCCCAGACCTTACTAGTTTAAAAACATATGAAATAGAAACTGGCGTTCGATTAACAAACCATGATATAGTTACACCAACTTTAGTTTGGGAAGAAAGCAAAGAACTGCAAAAACTATTAGAACCTTGGAAAAAATGGGTAACGCGCTGCCACTTCTTAAGAATGGATAGAGGCGGCTTTTTTCCAGATCACTTTGATATTAATAAACAAGATACATCTTATGATGAAATACGATTAACAGCTTTTGTAAACGTAAACGAATATAGCTTTAAATGGATATACGATGATAAAATTATCAAATGCAATAATGGATCGTTGTGGTATTTTAATGGAAACAAAAGACATTCCGTGTTCTCAACACAAGATGGTATGATGATTATTGTAATTTGTTTGGCTTGGGATAAAGAATTGTTTGATTACATGGTAAATGCTGGATTAGTAAGCTAATGATTTGGTGTGCGTTAGGAATTATTGCTGGGGTTTTATTTGGTATTATACCGGGTGCTGGTCCTTTTCTGGCGGTTGCAGTGTTTTATCCTTTCCTTGCATTCGTATCTCCGTTTGAAATATTATTATTTTATGTAGCACTTATTATCACATCAAATTACACTAATTCAGTTACAGGTATATTATATGGTATCCCTGGAGATGCGGCAGCTGTAACAACTGCACGTCATGGCCATAAGATGTTCTTGGAGGGTAAGGGTCACTATGCTGTTAGCAGTAATGCGGTGTCTAGTACATTGGGTTCCATATTCGCAATAGGTATATTCTTATTCTTTTTAGGTAACGTATTTGACCTCTTTAAATTTTATAATAGTACAATACAAGTTACAATCATATTCATCGCAGTTTTATGTCTTGTGATTCTTTCTGAACAGTCCAAATGGAAATCAATATCCCTTTTTATATTAGGTGGTGTACTGGCTAAAATTGGATTTGATAATTTGACGTTTGAAACGTGGGGTACATTTGGTATTGATTATTTAACCCTCGGCATTCCTTTTAGTGCAGTAATGATTGGATTATATATTATACCAGAGATATTAAAATTTAAAGACAAAGAGTTTAAAGAAACAGAAAAAATATCCAAGTTTGGGTACGACATTAAAACGGTGCCTTCTACAATGATTGGTGCTTTTGTTGGATTTTGGTCTGGTCTAATCCCAGGTGTTACAAATATTTTAGGTAGTTACCTAAGCGCAAGTATGGTAAAGACTGATGTAAACAAAATAGCTGCAGCCGAGTCTGCCAATAATAGTGGTGCGTTAAGTTCTTTGTTACCCTTAATTATTTTAGGCATACCTATCGTAAGTTCTGAAGTATTAATATATTACCTTGTTCTTTCTCGAGGATTTACTTTTGATGTAGACAATCTCTATGTTTTTTCATCAATACTATATTACATACCATTTGTTTTAATAACATGTTTATTATTGTCTTGGTTGTGTTTTAATCAATTAGGTATGATAGCAAATCTAATAAAGAAATACAAAAATCTATTAACGATTGGTATAGTTTTATTCATATCAGCTATGAGCATATACATATATCCTATTAAAGAATGGATGGTTATATCTTTATTAATTATGAGCACTGTAGGATATTTTATTAGGAAGTGGGATACATTCCCAGTTCTTTACGGCTTCTTTTTAACAGATTTATTTTGGAATAACTTAATGAGAGTGATAGCGATATACACATGAGAAATCTTATCTTAGCATACGAACGTGGACACCACAGAATTAACGTGATGAAAAAAGCTTTAGAAAGTTTAGGTCAACCTGTAATTGTGGCTACTGATAACTTCGATAATATAAAAGGGCCGTTTGATAGGATATGGACTCTTTCAGAAAGTTTATTACCAGTACAAGCACAGCTAGAAATTAAATGGGGAATTAATAACTTATCCGTATCAGCCGCTGATACATTGACAGACAAGAAAAAGTTTGATGACTTTTGCACCAAAATTGGGTTGGGAGACTTAGTACCAAAGAGTGTCATACCAACTAAAGAGGAAGACTTGTTTGATGGAAATATTGTAGTTAAACCTACTGTTGGCTCTGGTACTAAATTAGACGGATTTTCTTATACTTCTTATTACAACACACCAGAAATGTTAGATAGCGCACCGCAAGATTTCTTTAATATAAACAAGACAGGTTTTAAAAATCCAAAGTTTAATAATGTTCTAGGATATTATATGGTTCAAGAATTCTTGCCAGAGTATTCTGAATTGTACGCGCCGTATTACTACATCGATGGCGATGGCAAACCACAATATCTATTTGGTGTTAAACTAACACAGAAACGTACTAACTACGGAAACGCAAAGTTTATAGTAAGTCCTTCATGGAT